AAAGACGCCCTTGACGTTAGGGTTAGTCAGCTTCTCAAAAAGCCCCTTCATGAAATCCACGGCCGGTTTCGCGCAGAAGGTGATCTCGTATCCTTTGTACATCATGGCCTCGGCTGACATGGCCTTCTTGAGGAGCTTCGCAACCCTGAAGGTCTCCAGGGAGGCGTGAACCCCCATGTCTCCGATCATTCTGGGCCACTTTCCATGTTTCGCCCACTCGTACTTCTTCAGCTTGTAGACGACGTGGTTAGTCCATGCGCAGTCCAACAATCGCCCGGTGGCCTCGAGGTCCTTGAGGGCCGCGACTCGCAGCTCCCGCTTCTCGTGTGGATCGCCAGCATGATCGAGAGCCTCTTGGACGACGCCCTTCCATTCGATGAAATGAGGTGACCACATCTTCTTGAGGGCGTTCAACTCCGCGAGGTGGCTCAGGACGAAGGCCATTTGCCGCTTGCGAGCAATCTTGTCCATTCCAGGGTATCCGCTGTAGTTGCCAGCGCAGAGTCTGCTGGAGGCCACACTGATGGATTCGGCAGTCTCGGCGTAAACATCGCCATTGTGCGGGCAGTACGGCCCGCCGACGGTCTTGTAGTCCATCTTCTCCTTCTCGGGGATGCCCGCGGGAAACTTGACTCGTCCGTTGACGAAGTACTTGTGTCCGCGCACGACCTCGAACATACCATTCGGTGAGAAAGCTTTCGACATGTTTTTGTCGTCGATCTCGACGGCGGCCAACCGGAACATACCTTGATGCTCCAAGTTGGACACGCCGCCCATTCTCTTGAACGGCAACTCCTCCTATCTTCCGCCAGCGCACGAGGCCTGCTCAGCAGCCATGAAGGCGAGCCTGTTGCACACCCAAATGTTGGTGTTGCTCCAGACCATGCCGCCCTGTGCGAGCATGAGGCGCTCGAGGATCTCGTCGCCCTCTTGGCGGGCGAGCTTGGTCATGTACTTTCTGACGAGCTTAGGCAGGTTGCCCCGGACTTTTCCCTCTGAAAGGGCGTCGAGTGTCCCGCACTGGCAGAGTGTCGAAGTAGCGAGCGCCATGAAAACATAGCCGAGGCGCGTGTGCGTGTAGCCGAGCTGCTGAAGGACATTCGTTCGCTCTTGGTCCATGCCACGAGTGATTTCCACTCCTGCGAAAAAGCGGCGCTCCTTGAGCGCGGTCTCGCTGTTCAAGGTCAGGCGATCGTCGTTCGAAGCTTGCCCGACGATGTCGAGGGCGCCGTCAGTGTACGTGACCATGTTCAAAAGCGCATCTCGAACGCTTCGGCTCCACGATTTCGGGTCGACCTTGGGTGCGGTGTAAAGTCGCACTTGGCTGGTGACCTCGATGGGAAGCGGTTCGACGAGGGTCTCCGTTTGCACTGGAATGGCCAGAGGAGGCTCGGGAGGGATGTACTCGCAGAGCGCGAGCTCGTAACGGAGTGGGTGGATCGGGAAGACGGTCCGAGCGATGTCGATGAGTTCGCAAGGCGAGGGGTGAGGGTTCTGGACGGGCTTGCG